TTGTTAATTTGTTGTGACTTTATATTATTTAAAATATCTAAGAAGGACACACATGGAACCAGTCAACAATCCGATCGATGGCGACCTCTTTGCGCATTTGCACTCAGCAGACGACGTCCAGACAACAGCCGCCGTCGGCCATCCCCGTACGTCAGCTATCAGGAAATGCGTACACCCTCCATCTGCAGTTCCGGACTATCAGGGGCTACCGACCAACGATGCACGATCACAGGTCTGTCTTGAGTGGCGTAATATGGACATTATAACAACCCCGCGTATGTATAATGTTGCTACTAGCAAAGTCTATACACCTACTGCTGCTCAGTACCAAGCTTTCGACTACACGTTGCTCATGCCTAACGGATGTCGCGTCCTTGCTATACCATTTATCTCTAATCCCACTGCTGATAATGAGCTCACCCAAGACTTGGCTAACGTAATGGTCCAGGATAATTATAATTTCACTAATTGGAATCAAGATGCCAATAAGTATCGCATGGCGTACAAAAGCTCTACGTTCTATTTGAACGCCACTGCTTTTAACAACACCGGCATGGTTGTTGGATCCCAGTTTAACCCTAACATTATGTTTGCCGGTACCATACAGACCTTCGCTAACACTATGCCTAGTCACTTTTATGAGTTCGTCCGCGACGGGTTAAAGGCTGGTCGCTACACCGTTACCCCTGCGTCAAAAGCAACTGAGGAGGCATTGGCTGGTTGGGAATCTATACCCCATTACCACCGCGCTGAGATCGTGAGAGTTGCCAACCTTAACCCTAACGAGATCGTGAATTTGGATCCTGACACTGCCATACAGGTCATTTCATTTGGGCGTGTCCTCACCAACCAATCTATTGGAGTCCCATCTTCTAGCAACATTCTTGCCCAAATCATGCGCAGTTTAGGTTGCAAGGCGCAGGAAGGCATGTTTTCCGTTCAACGTCTCAACACTGTCTCTCCGCGTTGGCTCACATCAGCCAACACTATCAATACGTTACAGGCTCTACCAGGATTGTACCAATGCTTCACCTACTCTATTGATGCAGCTATGATTGGCCATTTCGTCGCTTTGTCTTATAACACTGCTGATGGGACCGCTGCTGGCTCTATACCAGTCTTGCTGGACACACTGTGGTCACCAGACATGACATGGAGTTGGGTGCGATTCTCTGGCCTTTCACTCAATACTGCCGCTAACAATAGCACACAGCTTCTTATCAGGAAAGTTTATAGTGGTGTAGAGGTGCAGCCTTCTATGTCCAGCGCTTGGGCCGGTATGGTACGCCTTGGCCCGAAACCCGATATTGAGGCCATGCAGGCTACTATGGATGCCTTTTATGAGTTAAAGGACGTCTTCCCAGCTCGTTACAATTTTTGGGGGACTTTGGGTTCGATCGCTGCTTCTGGACTGGCCACCTTTGGATCATCACTGCTCAACAAACTGCTCAATGAGATCTCTGGAAAAACGAAGCCCAAG